TTGATTATCATTCCAATCAAATTCGTACCCACCTAGTTGTTTAATTTTATCGATAGCGTTACCTATTGGTATAATATTATCCTTTAATCTACTATCTGAAGAGTAGTATGCTACTACATCACCTGTAGATCTTAAAAGACCTACTTGTATGGTATAAGCAGTAGTAAAATCAGTTTCATTAGTACAGAAAGCATAAGGTCCTCTATATACATTACCCTCTCTTCTTGAATATTTAGGTGGTCCCCAAAATGGCATTGCAATAATTGTATTGTAATAATTAGAACCATTACCGTGATTAGAAATTAAATAATTATGCCATCCACTATACCCTTCAAAGGCTCCACTTGCTTGGTGGAAAGTAAATTCATTATTACCAAATCCACGTATTTTTACACCATCAGTTATTGTAGAAGTAGCAGCATTACCAGTAATAGTTGTTTGATCACCTGTATTGGTTCCTGACGATGCACCGCTGAAGTTTGATGCTACTATTGTACCAACTACTGAAACATCTGTAGATCCGGCTGCTCCACCTACTGTCATTATTAGACCTTCACCTCCGTTACCGTTTCCTGTATTATCAGTATCTGTAGTTGGTGAGTTATTATAAAATCTTATACCACTATATGCGGCACCTAATCTAATACCCGTGTGATAACCTATAATTAAATCAGAATAGTGAGGGCTATTCCAAGCACCATTGGCAGTATCAATACCCATTGAGTAGTGATTGGCTGCAAATGTTGATCCACCGGCTCCTGAAATAAAACTAAGTTTTGTTCCTCCAATATTAGAAGTAAGGAACCCAGATCCGTTTGATAGTTGGTTGTTGTTAGTTAGGTTACCTGAATCCCATATCTTTTTATTGGTACCCCATGCAGTATCACTTGTTGCCGTTCTTCTCCATAAGTGGTCACCTGAAAATATTAATTGTTCTTGTCTGTGACTTGCATCCCATGATGCCCACTTAGAAACTGTGAGTAATGCGTGCCATCCATCACCACCAACTCCTGTGTCGGCATAGTTTTGGAAGTCCCATTGGGCGTATCTATCATCATAATATGATGGTAATCTCGCGGCACCTCTACTGTCTGTAATGTAGTTTCTATCATTACTATCTGTTAGTGTACCTGTATTAGTTGTATAACCCTCTCCGTTTGTAAGTTGGTTATTGTTTGTTATATTATTAGCGTCAGTTGCTCCTGTGTACCCTAAAGTAGCTAAAGTTACATTCGAATTTAATACATTGGCAACACTAAAATCTCTAGAGTCATATAATTGGTATTGAGTTCCTGTACCATCGGACCAACCTCCTACATGCATTCTGTTCGACGCACCATCTAACCCAAAATGAACTGCATAATCACTTCCGATATGAAATGACATGAAGGCATCATTGTTATTTTCAGACCTAACAGATAATGCATGGTTACCCGCTCCTTGGGAAAGTTCGCCTGTAGAACCAAATTTAGTTGCGGTATTCCAAGAAGCAGCACTTGCTATTTGTGCACCTTTTTCAATTGCGTTTGTTATACCGTAACCAGCTAAAGTTGTTGCAGCTGCTGCTGCTCCTAAAGAAGCAAGCGTAGGTAGTGTTTGATCACCAGTGTTTGTTCCTGATAAATTAGCTCCTGCTATATCACCTGTAGCGGTTAAAGTTCCGTTGTCTATGGTTATCTTATTTGCTTCTGTTCCTTTTTCTCTTATGTATATAACTGGTGCATCTAAGTATATACCGCCAGAGGATGTGTGCAGGTGCATATTACCTGAAGTGTCTCTCGGAGTAATCCAATGTGTAGTAGAGTATTCTAATCTAATACCGTTATTAAATATGATATCACCTGACATAGTACCACCACTAGTTGACAATGCACCTAATGAAGATAAAGTTGGTAAAGTCTGGTCCCCAGTATTTGTTCCGGATAAATTAGCTCCTGTTATATTTCCAGTTGAAGTAATTGCTCCAGTAAATGTATTTGTGGTAGATGTAGTTTGGTTTATATTACCGTCAACCTTTACTTCTCCACTTGCTTTTACATCTAATACCGGTATTCCTGATATATCACTTACTGCTAGTAAGCTTCCTTCTAGATTGTCTGTAATAGAGAATAACTGTCCATTAGTTCCCTGTATATCTAATACTGTTTCACCGTTTGTTTGTCCTAGAACATAAAGTGGAGTAGTGCTTGGAGAGGTAGTAGTTACTCCTTCTCCGATAGATATTGATTTAGCTACATTTAACTTACCGTCGTTTGTAAGTGCCATTGCCCCTTGAGCATCGGAGTGAGTATTCATACCCCACCAGAATCCTCGATCTACGTCACTATTAACTTGAAAGGACATTGCATATTCATTTGCAATATGTCCAAAAGTATATCCAGATTTAAATCCAATAGCATAGTTAGTATCTGTACTCCATAATCTAATTTTAGATCTTCCGCTATATGAATCTGTTGCTAAATATCCTGTAGTCCATATACCTGACTCTCCGAGTGATGCTTTAGCTGTACCATTTACTGCCCATACTGCTTGGTGTCCGCCACCCATTGTACCTCCAGTGGTATTATTTGTATGTTTATATGCTAGACCGTATAAGTTCCCAAAATTAGCTCCGGTAGAAGAGTTCTTATAAGCTGTTCCCATTGACCAAATATGGTCTGTTTTAGTAGAGTCGTAAGTACCAAATATACCATTATTCCTAGATGTGGAAGTTAACGCTCCAGAGAAAGAATCATCAACATTACTCCTTAATCCTATAGAATCTGTTAATACTTCAGAATTTTGCCAGTAGAGTACTCCGTCTGTTCTCATTTCTAAGAACTTTCCAACTACTCCACTAATATGGAAAGCAATACCAGTTGTTGTAGTGTTATAGGATTCAGTCCATAAAGCAGCAGTAGTATAGTTATTATTTGTTTGGCTATTTCTAAATCTACCGTAAGGTGCAATAATTGTTCCACTCAACGTTCCTCCTCCTAAAGGTAATGCATAATTTGATACATTACCTGCATGTATAAGGGCATATGTAGTACCGCCATTTAATCTATAGGTTAAGTGGTTAGTACTCCCAGACCATAATCTATGTGTTTCAGTACCAGATGCGTCTTTCCAAACTATATCACCAGGATCGGCGCCTTGAAAAGTTAAATCAGAAGCACCAAAATTAAAGCCAGAATATCCTGCTGTAGAATGATCTCCCCATCCATAAGCTGTATTCCAGTTACCAGAGTTGTTAGCAAAATCATTTGCATTCCATATTCTATGATTTTTATATGTTAAATTACTAGAATTATGAGGTAGAGTTAATCCTGCTGATTCTCCGCTGGTAGCATAAGAGATAACGAAATTCTTAGATGGGTTTCTTGCTACCCACCAAGCATCTGTAATGCCTGATGTTGAGTTTCTAACTCCTCCAAATGAAGCTCCTCCCCAGCCGGTAGTTGATCTATTTAATCTAATACCTTCATTGTAATTACTATTAGTCGATGAATTAAAATTAAATTGACCATTTACTGTTAATGAGGAATCGGTTGAAGAATCTGCATCGCTTCTAAGAAAAGAAGCTGCATGTAGACTATCAACTGTATCAGAATTTAAAGTATCTCCTGTGGTTAGTACTCTAACGTTATTAACTCGAAGTTCTGCTGCTCCGCTAAAATTCATTATATTGTCAGCACTATCATCTATAGCTGCTAATGTAACATTATTGGTACCGGTAAAGACTATACCTTCTCCTGGATCAGCAATGGTAAGTTGGTTTACACCTGCTATATTGTAGTTAGTACCTGTTATACCTCCACCTGCTAAAGTAAGTCCATCTATAGTACCAATGGTGTTTAAACCAGTTCCAAATTTCGCTTTATCTTTTAGTCTTATTGCCATAATTAAATTAGTCTTCTAAATTTAAACACGTAGTCAGAGTTTCCTGTACATGTTGCTGAATGAGCAATTTGTAACTTTAAATCATCTGTATCTGCTGTAGCAGTACGTTTAGTTCTTAAATAAATATTCTTATTACTGGAAGCATGACCGGCTTTGTGTAATATAATTTCATCAGTATCATTACTGTTTGTATCTCCGCTATACCAAGTCATTGTACCTGAATAAGTTTCATACCAATGTCCTCCACCTACTGCATTGTCATGTGTATAGACTGATACTACGTATGTACCGGTTGCTAGATCTGTTCCATTAATACCTGTATCTTGCCAGTTAGTAGTAAGAGTCATTGACTTAGTAGTCGTATATAGCTGATCTATATCCGTACCCGATGTCATTGTCAATCCTGTATGTTCTACGTTTCCTTGAACATTTAAAGAACCGGTAAAGTCATGGTTATCGTCTGATGTGTCCCCAAATTTTGTTGAACCTGAGTCATATAGTATTGTGGTTGTGGTTAACTCTGTTCTAATTTCCTGTGCTGTTAATGTACCTGATACTGTTAAATCACCTGTAATGCTTGTATTTTTATCTATACTAACACTTGTTTGTGCGTGTAGTTCAAGGTTACCGGTAGTATGACTATACCCTACCCATGCTGCATTATTTGCAGCGGCATCGCCAAACATATAGTAAGCATCAGCTGTACTTGATTGCTGTACTATTGACCTAGTAGTTCCTTTGACATGTAAAAATGTGGTCGCATCGTAAGGTGTACCTGTTGTACCTGGTCCTAGAGTAACTCGGTTTGCAAATGTAGCTAAATTTGAAGCATCTAATACTAAGGTATCTGTCATAGTACCTCCTTCTGACGACCAAGAACTACCGTACCCAAATTTTAATTGACCATTGACACCCTGTATCATACCGGGTTTATTTGCTCCTGCAGAGTCTTGATTTCCTATAAGTATATGTTGTGCAGTTCCTGTCTCTGTAACTCTTAATGCTCCAGCAAATTCTCCATGATTATTAGCTACTACTTTACCGCTAACTTCTACTACTCCATTTCCGCTTTGTGGGATTAAATGTATATTACCGCCGCTTGCAGCTGTATTAATTTCAAATTTTAACGTACTATTTCTTTGTCCTATCCATGCATAATCACTTCCTACTAAATCTCCATTAGAACCGTCAAAGTATATACCAGCATGTCCAGTTCCTGAGTTACGAAGTGCCATGTTAGAATCTTCACTTGATGTATTCTTAATATCTAATTTATAACCAGGACTTGTGCTCCCAATACCTACATTTCCACCACTTAGTATAGTCATTCTTTGGTTCCAAGAACCTGTATATGTCCAGAATCCTGCTCCTCCTCCTGATAATGAGTCTAGTGCAAATTGTGGAGTGTTTCCTTTACCCCACCACATTGAAGCTGCTGAAGAATCTCCTGCATCTAAGTATAATGTTCTTGCTCCTGTTGCTTTAATAACTGCTTGAAATTGTGTTCCGTTTGGTGTTCCGTCTCCTCCTCCGATATCTAGTAAAGCACTAGGGCCACTAGTTCCGATTCCAACTCTACCTCCAAATGGACTTAAAGCTACATTCCAATTTGCCGTACCCGGACCATTTGTTGTCTGTAGACCTATTGTATCACCGTTATTCATTGAAGCAAAGCTCAAAGAAGTTGAATTACTATCGTGAGGTTTTAACCTTAAAACAGCGTTGCTTATTACTTCTGCTTTAGTAGTTGCATTTCCTGTTCCTACAGGACCAAAATAACCTCTTCCTGCTACTTGGAGTTTACCGAGAGTAGGTGATGTTGTTCCAATTCCAACGTTACCTGTTGATTCAAGACGCATTCCTTCAAAATAACTACTTCCATCATGACCTTTAAAAAGCAAATTACCTACAGCAGTTATACCACTATTAGTATTAACAAAAAACTCGCCTCCATTTGAATAAACGCTACCATTTACTTGTAGTTTTTGAACAGGACTAGTCGTACCTATCCCGACGTTACCGCCTGAAAGTATTGTAATGTCTTCAGAACCTGCTACTGTACCAGCGCCACCAAGAGTAAACTTCATCGCACCATCTCTGTCCATTATAATGCTAGACTTCCAGTAATTTGTGTTTGCAGTATTTCTAGTTTGAAAAGCAATTCCAGCTCCTGTTTGTGTTGAGTTTTGACTTGTACCACTGATAAGGAGTAAACCTCCTGCTTTATGGTAAGCACTATTACCAACCCAACCGTCACCAATTTGAACAGCTACATTGTTTGCAGGTGAATCAGTAGAAACTTGTAGTTTTGTACTAGGTCCCGTATCTCCAATACCTACGTTTCCGGCGTTAGTGATACTCATTTTAAGATTACTAGCTGAACCTCCACCTACATAGAAGTTCATCTTACTCGTATCTAAATTTAAGAACCCTGTATTGCCAGAATTAACCATTATCATATCTACGTAACCAGTAGAACTTTCTAATTTAGCTACTGTATTAGCTCCTTTAACATGGAGCGCAGAAGAAGGACTTGTAGTTCCTATCCCTACGTAAGAATTTGCATAAAGGTTTCCTGTGTATATATTTCTCCAAGCATTAGTTGCACTAAATCCTAGATCCATTGAATTATGTGCAGCAGGGTATACTTTACCGTTGAGGTCTAGGTTAAGTATTTGATTACCTCCGGCAAATAATTTTAAGTTATTACCTGTTGCTTTTAAGTCATCTGTTAATTGTATACCTCCAATTACTTCTAATTTTTCTGCAGCAAGAGATGTACCTATACCTACGTTTCCTCCATTTCTAATATAGATCCTATCTATATTATTTGTTCTTATTGCGAAAGCATGGCTTGAATACATACCGACACTTCCTTTATTACCATCTACACCTATTCTCTCTTGGTATTCTATAATGGTACCATCGTTATTATAATCTGCATAAGTCCTGTTAAGGAAGAACCCTGAGTAGTTTCTATTTGTTTGGAAAGCACCTGATGTAGTATTATACTCTATGTCTAAAGCATTTCGTGAATCAGGAGTTCTACCTATACCTACTTCACCAGTTTCTAAGACCTTAAATAAATCTCCACCGGCGTTATTTTTTGATACAATAAATGCTCTGTCAGTAGAGTCATTATTTGCATCCATGTCTATTCTAAAAGATCCATTTGATTTCAACCATCCACCACCGGAATATCCATTAAATGCTACTTTACCATCTTGTTGAAACTCTGCTACTACTCCTGCTCCTCCGGACTTTTTAGTATTAATCTGTAATTTATCTGTTGATGCATGATTGTATATATCCCAAACCATTGATCCTGCTTTTGCAAAAACTAGATTTGTATCGTCGCTACTTCCTGCACTATCTAGAATTACTTCTGCCCATGTATTAGAATTAGCTAAAGTAGTATTCTGAACGAACCTAGTAGCTAATATAGTCCCATTAACATCTAGTAATTGACTTGGAACAGTAGTACCAATCCCGAACTTACCATTCTGAAGAAGGGTAGTTTTTGTAGAGTATGTAGTACCGTTATATGTACCGAATGTTAATTTACCGTTAGCATGATTAGGGTAGTAAACTGAATGTTCGTAACTTCCTACGCCCATATCTGTTCCTAATCCCATCCAAGCGTTAGCGTCTGCATCTAAACCGTAAGTCTGTATTCTTGGTCCTCCGTAATATGCTCCTCCTATCATTAAAGCAGGTGCCGCTATACTTGTTTTATTAACTACAAGCCTATAAGTAGGCGCAGTCGTACCAATTCCGACGTTGCCTGCAGAAGTGATACGCATTCTTTCTGTATTGGAAGTATAAGCAACAAAACTTGTTGCATTAGCCCCAATTCTAACGTGGTAATCACTTGTACTTCCTGTTCCATTAAATCCAAGCGTGGATAGGGAGCCTCCTGCTCTGGTAATTGATCCTACTACTTCATCGTTTGTTGACGTAGCATTGAAAGTTCTGCCTGTTCCATAAACTCGTAAAAGACCATTTGGACTAGTAGTTCCGATCCCGACGTTGCCGTTTACTAACGACATAGTGTCTAACGGGGTGCCATCTACTCGGTTTCTAAAGAAAAACCCGGAAGTTGCAGTATCCCATTTATGATCAAAATATAAATTACCATTATTATTTTCGTATCTTATTTTTGCGCCAGCTATACCAGTTGGTCCAGCGTCATCAATAAAGAAAATTTCAGGATTATAATTTGAAGTAGCACCATTTAACCAAAGATTTCCGTCTTTAATTTCTAACTTAGCACCTGGACTAGTCGTCCCAATACCAACGTTACCTGAGGAGTTAATACGCATTCTTTCAGAGCCGTTAGTGTAAAATCTCGTTACTCCGTGTGTAAAATTTGTATTATTCTTATTGGTTTGACCAATAGTGAGTAATCCAGCGCCTAAGCCTGTAGTACCTGGGTCGTAATTAAACTCAACTTGTTTATCCCAATCCCAACTAGCTCCTAATACAATAGATGTATTATTGTTGTTACCAATCATCCAAAGATGTCCATCACCGTATCCAAGTAGGTCAAAATTGTGAAGTCTTACTTTTTCGTATGTTTGGGTAAGTCTAGCTACTACATCACCATCGTTAGCAGCTCCTATTTCTAATTTGACACCAGGACTAGTTGTCCCGATCCCGACGTTACCTACTGAATCAATCCTAACAGCTTCTCCATTAGTTACGTTTCCAAAAGCAATTTGCCTTGCTGTTTCTGCTCTAACATTAAATACTCCTGAGTTATTAAATATTTTACCAACAGGTGTTTCTCCCGTACCAACTCCCCAGCCTGCTGTTGAGTAACCTTCACCTGTTACGTAGATACCTGCGCTTGTTGTTTTGAGTTTTAATGAATTATCGTAGTATAACTGTACAGGCCCATTTGGGCTTGCATTTATCATCGACTCATTACTAGAGGTGTTTAATCTGAGTACATTTGCTGTTTTGATATACAGATCACCAGTTAGGTTCTCAATATAAGAGCTCCCTGGAGTGTGAAATATACGCATATCGTTGCCCGTACCAAACTGCAATTGCACAGTGTCGTTAAACTTTGTATTACCAGTCATCGTCCCACCAGCTAGTGGTAGGTATGTATTGCTTGCTGCTGTAGAGGTTAAGAACGAACTTAAGTCTTGGTCACCGGTATTAGTTCCTGATAGATTACTAATATCTATTTTATCTTGTGCAGATAATCCATGGTTACCCCAGCCGAATGCTGTATTCCAATTTGCAGAGTTATCGGTAAATGGTAGAACATAATTATTTGCATTACTTGCTCCTGTATACCCTAAATTTGCTAAAGTTAATACTCTATTAGTATAAGCTGTTATAACACCATCTGTTAATGCTATTGTAGAAAGTACATTTGCTCCAGAAAAATTTAAATCTGTGTCAGTACCAATTACTCTATTAACAGTTCCAGTTAAATACCCTTCAGTTGAATGATCTCCCCATCCATATGCCGTATCCCAATTTGCATTATTATACCCTGTAGCGGTAATATTACCTAATACCTTTAATGACCCTGTAAATTGATGTAAATCGTCAGAGCTGTCTCCAAACTTAGTAGATCCTGAGTCAAATAATATTGAAGCTGATACAATTTCAGTATTAAATTGTTGTGCAGTTAATGTACCTGTTACAGTTAAATTGCCGGTTAATGTATCTGTCGTGTTCTGTAGATACGATGATGTAGACGCATTAAGTGACGTTATGTTACTAGTATTTAAATCAACTTTAGTATTAGTAGCATTGCTAGCTGATGTAAAAGAACCAGATATTTTAGCAGCTGTTAAGCTTTTTACTAGGCTTAAAGAAGTAACTTCAGAATCCATTAATGCACCCAGTGCAGTTACTTGTGCTGAGGATGATACTATATTATTAGGTATATTATCTAGTTCAGTATAATCTGTTGTAAGTCCTTCAAATCTAGTAGCTACGGATGCTGAAAATGCTGTATTAGATCCTGAGATGTCTGATGCTATTTGAGCTGAAGATGATACTATGTTATTTGGTATATTATCTAGTTCAGTGTAATCTGTTGTAAGACCTTCAAACCTAGTAGAAACCGAAGCAGAAAAAGCTGTATTAGACCCTGATATTTCAGATGCTATTTGAGCTGAGGATGATATTATTGTTTTTCCTGTAAGTGTTGAAATTCTAGAGTCTAAAGAGGAAGACATTGATTGTAAGTCAATTCCGTCTACTGTTCCTGAGACTTCTATAGAACCTGTTACACCTAAACTATCACCAAATTGTATAATAGTTCCTGCACTATCTATAAGTTTTTTACCTGATAGTATTTCTACTGTTCCTTTAAGTTCAATATTTCCACTATCTGTTTGAATTGTAATATCATCAGCTCCAGTTTCAAGTAATTTTAAACTTTGTCCTGTTGAAGTAGTTACTGTTAAAACGTTTGAAGTAGAGGATATAACCTGTGTTCCGTCAATATAAAGTGAACCTGAGGATAGGTATAAATCCCTCCATTGTGCTGTTGGAGAACCTAAATCGTAAATATCATGACCATGAGGCATTATATGCCCTGCCATTTGAGTAATAACATTACCGTCTTTATCGACTACCATCGATTTGCCGTTGTCAACCTTAAGTGTCTTTTGATTATCACCGGTACCAATTAAGATTTCTTCTACTATTATCTTTTTTCTATTATTAGAAGCATCTTTAAATTCTATATTACCGCTAGAATCTTTGGTCATCTTTGTACCACCTAGATCAATAGTAGATCCGGCAAGGTAGATATCATTCCACCTATTGCTAGCAGATCCAAGATCAAAAGTTTCATTTGTAGTAGGAATTATACTACCAGATACTTGACTTTGAATTTCTATACTACCGGTTAATTTAGGATCAAATATTTTCATTCTATAATGCTCTTACTAAAGTTTTTATTATCCAATTGTCACTTGTTACTGTTGCCTGTAATCTCATATTTGCTCCAGAAGTATCGACGCTAAAAGTTACTCCACTGGTGCTACCTATATCACTTGTAGAATTATCTGTATACTCTACAGATCCTCCATTATAAATAGCCATTACTGTTCCTGCTCTAGCGTTAGAACCACTGATGCAAGTATAGTCAAAGAAAGCTCCGGAATAGGAGCCTGTATTAACTGTTGCAATAGTTTCTGTTGACGTTGAATCTACGTCTATGTTTTCTTGAAAGCTTAAAAGTGAGTTCTGTATTGTAAAATCTTCTGCATATGAAGATGTTACAGCAATACCACCGATGTTAACTGCTGCTGTTCCTGCAGTTGCTGTATCGAAGTAAACTTTTAAGTTATCTTCGTCTACCATTTCAACTCGTCCAGGGATTATTTGATTATCGTTAGTATCAAATACCTGAATGGTTGGGTATTGGTCTCCGATATTATGGGCTAAAGACCAAGTAGTTGCTGCTGTAGTTTGTTCTAGTCTTATAGATTGACCATAACCTGCTGCATTTGTTTCAATTCCTGTTAATAGAGAACCATCACCTATAAATGAACCAGAAACAGTACCTACTACCTCTAAGGTGTAATTAGGAGCTGTTGTACCTATACCAACAGGGCCTCCAAATGAGCCTGTTGTGGTTACGTTAAGAGAATTTAAGTTAGCATCTGATCCGCTAACTATTAGTTTTTTCCAGTTCGGCATATTTTCTCTATTATGGTTGGTTACAGGTTTGCCTGCCCACTTCCCTTACGGGCCAATAATATACTTATAAATAGCAAAAGAGCCCATAAGGCTCTCTACTTTTTATCTTTTTGTTCTTTGAGTTTATCTGAGAGCTTTACCCAAACTGTGTAAAAGCTTTCAAATTCATCACCTGTGTAAGGAGCTTGTCTTAATTTACGTAGTACAAACTCTATATCTTGACTGTTAAGGAAGTTCTCCTTCTCTTTTTGTTTTGTTAAAATACCCATATAACTAATTTACGAACTCTTATGAATAGATCCAAATATCTCCACCAGTATCTACCTTAATATTTCCGTTTTTTTGGTATTCACTATTGTCTGCATGATTACTATTAGATAAATCTACGACTGCAGAAGCATAAGCTGTTGTATTTGCTGTAGTTGCTGTACTATTTACTGATTCATTGAAACCCCATCTAGTAATACCTGCATCCGCTTCATATATAAGAGCATGACCTGTTCCTGAACCTTCGTCAATTACAAGACCTCCTTCATCTGGATTGGCTGATCCAGAATTTAAAAGAATAAATCTATCTTCTACTAATAAATTTTGAGTATTTAATGTTGTAGTGGTACCGTTAACGACTAAATCTCCACCTACTGTTAAGTTATTGGAAACTGATACGTCATTTGGTAAACCAACAGTTACTGCTCCACCACCACCTACGGTTGTAAAGGTATTTGTTGATAATTCAATTTCTCCAGCTGTTCCTAAGAAAGTAACACCTGTATTACCTTGTGCTGCTGTTCCTGCTGATGATCCGTAATCTACTGAAAGGACTGTTCCGCCACCTCCGGATAAACCTGTACCTGCTACTGAAGTATTTAATTGTGTTTCAGTAATTCCACCATCTATTACGGCTACAGTTACTGTATTACCTGCAGCTGCTGTACTAATTGAATTTCCTGAAGCAACTGTTAAGTCTTCTGAAAGTAAATCTATTGTGATATTACCAGTAGATCCTGTTAAGTTTAATTCTGTTACAAGTCCGGTTAAGTTACTACCGTCTCCTTGGAAAGATCCACTAAATGAACCAGATAAAACTGAGGATGCTCCTGTTGATGTAATTATAGAAGAACCGAGACCAAAAGTGGTTCCGTTATACGTTATTCCCGAATTTTCAATTAAGCCGCCTGTACCTGCGACTAAAATATTATCGTTAGTAAGTACGGAAGAGGTTATCGATGCCAAATGGGCATCTGATCCGCTTACTATTATCTTTTTCCAATTTGCCATGTTATAGTGGGTGTTTTATATATTATAAATATCGTTAGTTCTTAAATCCAAGAAAGAATTCATTAGAGCCGCTATAAAACATTCCACCACTTACTGCTGTTGGTGTAGAGTCTTGCGATTTCATCTCTAATACTCCTTCATTATTAACTTTAATCTTCTCTTCTCCGTTAATTGATATAGCAAAATAGTCTGATACTCCGTCTAAATTTAAATCAAATGATCCTGTAACTTTTATATCGTTGGTAGTAGAGTAAAAAGAACCTGTTTCAACAAATATACCATTAATAAACTCTTCTCCTTGTACTGTAAAAGGTCCATCTAAATCTAAAGCTCCAGAGACTGCTAAAGAGCCGGTTAACTCTTTTGAGCCGGATAGGTAGGAGTCAATCTGTTTCCATTGAATTAATGCCATCTTATCTTATCTTATTTTACCGCTAATTACTACTTCATCTCCTGAGTCTAACGTGTATTCTGTTTGACCTGTTTGTATTACTGCTGTTACATCTGCTCCTGCTTGAGAAATTGTATAATATAGTGCAGGTATAACTTGTCCGTTAATATATAGTTGGAATCTTTCATCTCCTGAGGTAAATCCTGCTGGAGTAGTTTCTATATTCTTATTATTAAATAAAGCTGTATTTGTTGTAACAAAGTCTGCAATAAATGTGTTATGTAAAGCAACATAGTTAATTTGTTCAGTAGTCATACCAAATCTCTGTACTCCTAAAGCACCTTGATCAAAGAATCTGTAATCCTGTGCTTTTTCTGGTGTTTTAGCTCGTGCTTGTAACTCTTCTATATCTCCTGCTAGCTCCATTCCGAATGTTACTGAGGATTTAGAGTAGAATTTATTCATTCCTGATATAGAAGCATTAATAGAATCAGGAACTATGTGTCCGTTAAGTACTAAAGTAAAAGTAGTTTTAGCTGCTCGATCTTGACCTTGTGCTAATTCGGTTGCTGTAGTATATTCGTCTATTTTAGCTCTAAAACTAAATTTTTCTGTATCTCCCCAGTATCCATCAGATGCATAATTAATACTTTCTACTAATTTATTCATCTGTTCAATATAATCTGTGAATATTACACAGGAATATGTTAAAGTTACGTATTCAGGAACTATTACTCCGTAGTATTCGTTTATAGGTTCTCTATTTGTAACAACACTAAATCTATCGTATACATTCTTCTTAGAAAACTGTTTTTTAAATATACCAGCACTAATAGGGTTACTCGGGTCTACTTTACTTGCAAGAGATCTATTTTTTTGTACTGAATCTCTTTTAAATATGATTAAAGGTGCTTGTATCTTACCGTTTTTATCTCTATAGAATCCATCTTTCTGTACTGATTTCCATCTTTCTGGAGATCCGTATAGTATTGGTACATTAACCTTATTTCCGTTCTGTATAACAGATGGTTTTATTACTTCATTAAAGTAATAGATAATAGTTTCATCTATATCACGTAAACCTACTGTAAACCTTTTAACAGTGTCTCCTTTTACGGTTCTTTGATTTTCTCTCTTCTGTTTGTTGGGTACTGGTGGTTTACCTGTGGGTAGTTTTGGAGTAATTTGCTTTTGCAATAACTCTGCTTGTGATTTTGGTACCGGTTTCTTTTTTCTAGCCATAATTATAATCTTTGTCTAGCAATACCTACCTTGTCTGCTCTAGTTAAGTGACAATCCAGTACTAATGAAATAGAATCTCCATATCCTCCTGTTCTTGCAATATTGTAATCACTATCTCTACCGTAGAAAAGTTGGTTTTCCTTAATAGCATCTACTTCGTAGTAGTCCTCCTGCCACATTACTATATCACCTACTTCTGATACTGTGTTTATATCCCGTAAATCTTGTTTTAAAATTGCAAATGATGCTTGTCTACCTAAATCTACCCCTAATTCATTTACATCGTATACTTGATCTCCTCTAGTTATTAAACAATTGAGCTTTATTGGCTCTAAATACGTCTTTTCTAGTGCTTCTCCGTATAAGTTAGTACTGGTATCTATAATATTAAGTTTATATAGAAGTATTTCCTGTTCAATAACATCTTGCAATAGTTCTCTATTGATGTTAACTAGTAAATTAAAGTCTTTATTACTTCCAAATATCATTACTTCTCTTCTATTGTTTCGTTTGCAATCTCTATCTTAATTATATTAGGGTACTTACTAGTAGCATTGGATTTAAATGCTTCAAATGCTTCTTCTCCTTGTTTTTGGGTTATAAGTTTTACTTTAAATGTCATAGCTCCCATTTCTGATGAAGAGCCTGCATTAGTAACAGTGGTAATACCCGGTAATGCACGTAATAGCTCTGCTATATTCTCGCTTTCACCTTCTTTATACATCACACGTACCATACCTTCATAGGTATTGAATACTATCTGTTCTATTATTGTAAGTAACTTCATTATCCTACGTATATAGTCATTGGAACTTGTGCTAGAGTTGCTCTTAAGAAATCAGACTCTTGTGCCTGTGCTTCCATTTGTGCTCCTCTTGAAGCTTCTAATAACATACTTCTTAAATTTGTTAGTAATTCTGTTTTTTCTGCTCTAGCATCAGTTAACAAGTCTGCTTGATTTAAAGTAGCTTCTGATCCCGGTACTGGTACTGTTTGATACTTACCTCTTACGTAACCTAACATTTCTTTTGCTAAAGCTAATGCAAATGCATATATCCACTGTCGTCCAACACTGTTAATATGTGCATATTCTGGATTATTGTAAGGTACTTCTGATACAGTTGTTATATTACCGGTATTAGTATCAAAATTTAATGCCGATTTATCTGAAAGTTTCATATACTCAAAGATAAGTACTCCGTCTACAGCAGGTACTGGGAATAGTTTAAGTCTATTATTAACTAATTCAAAAGTGAATGTTGATTTTCTTATTTGATCGTTAAATTCTATTGCTTGAGTCTTTAGTATATCGTATGATGCCGGCATTAACATAAAATTAACACCTGGGCTCATGTTTCCGAATCCAAATTGATCCATTAGGGAGTGAGTACCTGTTCCTGTTCCTGCATAAGGATCAAAGTACCTCTGTATTGCAGGAGGCGCTTCATAAAATATCCTTCTTACTTCAATACCACCCTCTATACCTTTATCTGTAGCCCATTGATCTAAGTCATAGTTTTGCTGTGAGCCTGTTATAGCTAGAGATCCAGAATACTTAGTTACATTCCCTCCTACTCCTGCTTCTGTTCCATAATTCTTAGCAATCTGTACAAAACGATTAATGTTAGGCTCTACAATTTTATTATTTAAAGAACTTCCTGTTGGAGCTCCTTCAAAAGATAAGTAATTCTCTCTAATCTTATATTGAAAGACTTCATTTCCGTAAGTTGTAACAGCTTCTTCAAAACATGCGTAAAGAGAACCTGATTGTAGTTCAACATCCATTAAAGGGTACCCTAATCTTGTAGCACAGAATTTTGCTACCTTATCTGCATCTACAGCAAAGCTACTATCACTATCGTAAAACCCAAAAGGGGTCTGTCCTGCGGTGAAGTTACTTGTTCCGTTCCAAATACTTGTATTAGCCATCGAATATAGTTTTATAATAAATAGTAAGGTATTGTAATAAGGTTACCGTAAAAAATTTAATCACTAAATGTTTTATATACCTGTAATATAGGTGAGACAATTTCGTGTCTATGATTCTGTAATAATGTATGGGTTTTAAACCCTTCTACTTGCTCTTCTATACGTGCTAAAAAAGAAAATCCAGTTTCTCTCTTATCTTTTAAATCGATTTGTGCCAAATCTCCACATATTACCATTTTAGACCCTTTTCCCAGTCTACCTATTACTGTTTCCATTTGGTTATGTGTTACATTCTGAGCTTCATCTACTATAACGAACGAGTTTAGGAAAGTACGTCCTCTCATAAATGCAAAAGGTACGATTTCTATATTTTCCTTCTCTAATTCTTTATCTACTTTCTCTTTACTGTATAAAGCGTAGAGGTTATGATAGATTGGGGCTAACCATGGGTCCATTTTTTCTTTTATATCTCCTGGTAGGAAGCCTATATCTTCTTTAGATACAGTTGGTCTAGTAATAATAATTTTTTCTATCTTTTTTTGAAAGAGTAGATCTAAAGCTACCTGTACTGCTACTAATGTTTTACCGCTACCGGCCATTCCTTTCAGCACTGTTATAGGAGATTCAAATATTTTTGCTTTTGCTAGTTTTTGCTCTTCATTCAGTTGAACTTTAAACTTGATAGGACCTTTTGGTCTTCTTTTAGAGACGAAGACCTCGTCTGTATGGTGCTTATGTGCCATATATCAATAACGTTATTATTATAACTATAAATAGTAATTCAAACGTAAATAAAAAAAGAAAGGGGCTAAAAAAGCCCCTCTCAATGTAATCCAATAAAATATGTTACCTTATATCGTCGCTAAGTCAGAGATAAAGATTTTTCCATAAAATTCTGGTCTAATCATTTTCTTCGCGTAACGAGTCATGATACCTTTTCTTGGAGTGAAGGTAGCAGGATCGTATACTAGAGGAGTCATGATTAATGGTACATATGGAGCATATACAGCACCACTTTCTAAGAACTGTCCACCTCTAAATCCAGTTAGGATTGTGTTTTCAGTCATGTAAGGGTTCTTATATACTTTAAATCTACCGTTAAGTTGTCCAACTTTTTGAACACCCATTGCAAATTCAGCCTGATCTCCATCAGTTTGTGCAGCATATCCTGGAATTGATTCTAAGATAGTAGCTACAGAAGGAGAACATACTAGGAAGTTTGCTCCACCTCTTAAGGTTTTCTGGTGAATTTTGTTAGATACTTTTTGGATTTTAGTTCCTAAAGTTTGGAACCATTGTCCTTGAGTATTGTAGAAGTCAGAACTTGAGCTTTCCCAAGCTGTTCCATTCCATACTTTGTTGTTCTCTGCAGACCATCTTTCAGTAGTTCTAGCACCACCAATTAACATGTCTAAGATTTCAAGATCAATTTCCATTGAAATGTACTCACTCAATAAAGAAGTAAGTTCAGCTTCAGCATCAATTGAATGATAAGCATTAAGATCCTGAGCGAACTCTGGTGTCCATTGTGCTTTCAATTTTCTTGTTTTAGCAACAACTGATTCAGATTTCAACTCTACGTTGATTTCTGGAATGTTGATTGATCCAGCAGGAGCGTCTTCAAAGTCTCCTCTTGTGTTATCAGCAGGTTGTACGTGGTATTGCATTGCACCTGTGATAGATACTGCAGCAGTTGCAGATTTAGCTACTACGAAGTTTACATTTCCTCCACCTAAGAACGTAAGTTCTGGGTTAGTAGTAATATCTGTTGAACCAGATAGTAATCTAAATGCTCTTACACCTTCTGCGTCAGCACCTGATGGTAATCCGATAGCTACTGTAAAGTAGTCAGCAATTGCAACATCGTTGTCAAATGCAACTGATGCAGAAGCAGCAGATCCAGTTGCAGCAGCTGATACAGCTAATGAACTAGTTGCGATAGAGTATCCGAATGCACCAGCACCGTATAAACCACCAGCAGCATCAACATCTACTCCTAATTTGTTAACTCCAGATGCATTTCCATACATGCTAGCGTCAGCAGCTCTACCGTTTCCAGCAGTTCCGTATTTAAAGTCTAAGTAAAATACTAGACCTGAAGGTAAGTTCATTGGTTGAACCGAGACGAAATCTTTAGATGAGATTTGAGCGAATACCTTTCTTACTAAAGGTAAAGCAACTCCTGCCCATTGTTCTGATCCACCACCGGCTGCTCCGATTGCGCTTCCTCCTGTAGATGATTGCTCAGCTACGATTTGTTTTGCTTGATTTTCTAACATGATTGCCATGTTATTAGATGTTTTAGCATCTAAACCTTCAAGCAATCCTGATGCTCCCCACTTGTCTGCAAGTTTAGCAGCATCGTCTTGCAAGGCTTTGTAGCCATTTGCACTTTCTAATAAAGAATTAATTTCCATGATTAAGGTTTGTTAAATAGTTTTTTTAAATTTTAAATAATACCAGCTAATTTTTGCATTCTTTTTACAGCAGCGCTAACTTCTGAAATTACCTCTGGTTTAGAAGCTGTAGTTCCAGTCGCTTTAGATGCCATTCCTAATTTGCTCTCGTTAGTAACTTTTGTAGCTTTCTTAGCTACAACGTTATCAGAAACAGTTTCGAATACTAATTTTACTTCTTTTACTGTTTCAGCTTTGTCAAATGCAGCAATGATATTAACTTTTTGTGCTTCAGATAAGTTATTAGTCTTAAACACTTTGTTAACATATAATAGTTTTGCATTAAGAAGATTAACTTCTTGTAGTTGATTCTGTAAGTTTTGGATAGTATCTAAAGCTTCATTTAATTCAGAATTATCTTCTTCTTTAATTTCTTCTTCTTTTACTTCTTCTTCTACTTCTTCAGTTACTTCTTCTTCTACTTCCTCGTTAGTTACTGATTCTAACTCGGCTAATAGTTCGTCTAGGTCAATTTCTTCATCTTCAGCTCCAACTTCCATATCACCCTCAGGTTCTACTTCTGCTCCAGCGTCCATGTCGTCCATGCCTAATTCTTCTTCACCACCGTCGCCCATTTCTTGTGCGATAATGTCACGAATAAGATCTTTAAGGTCGTCCACTTCCATGTCCTTTACCTCTACATCTTCTTCAGCTTCTTCAGCTGCTTCTTCTTCTCCAGCGTCTTCAGCTTCGTCTTCAGATTCTTCTGAATCATCCTCTGCTTCTTCCATTGCTTTTTCATCCTCCATAGATTCTCCTTCTACTGTCTCTACTTCAGTTACTTCTTCAGTTTCGTCTACCTCTACTTCGTTTACTACTTCTTCTTCAACAGATGCATCATCCATCTCTTGTAATTTAGCAGCTAACATATCCTTTAAGTGTGGAGTTAACGATTCTTCTAAAGCTTCTTTAGCATTAGCAATAGCAGCTTCTCTAATAGATTTTGCTTCAGCAATAGCTTGCTTGAATAAATCTTTGTTTGCCATTTTAATAAATTTGTTTGGTTTCTACGATTATTGTAATCGTAATAGGAAAGTTTTTACAAAATATAATACAGTATAGATCACTGTATATTCGTATATAAATATATACTATTTACCAAAAACAAGAAAACCACCTATAAAGATGGTTAACTTTCCTGCCCGTCGGTAGCGTCCGAGGAATTATCTTATGAGACTAAGTCTTCTACAGCTCCTTTAATAAGAGTGCTGACTTCTGCTCCTTTAATTAATGCTTTGGCGCTATATGCTGCTGCTGTAGCCCATTTTGTCTGTTTTAATAGCTGTACTGCTGAGCCTCCTGCTGATCCTGCCATACCGAATATGATTATAGAGTATAGTATCTTAGTTATACCTTTCTTCTTTGCTTCATCTTTAGTAAAAATTCCAACTATACGTTTGATAGGTGCCATAAATGCATCTTCATTTTTATGAGTGAAATTATACCACCATTCAGCATTATCCATCATTCCAGGTTTGTTATATTTTTTAGCAAGCCATTTAAACATCTTAGCCAGCATATTTGCTACTGTGTTAGATAGTAGTACATATCCTATTATACCTACAATAGCTGCTTCGTTTACCTGTCCTTCTTTGGATTCTATGTCTTCTTTATTAGCTTCAAGTTCTTTTTCAACTGCTTGTGCTAGCTTCGTAGCCATTGCTGCCATTCCCGGTTCAACAGCATTTTCTTCTTTATTTTCGAATAGTATATTTTGAAGTTTCATTAAGCTCTTAGTATATCGTTGATAATAGAATCTAATCCGCTATATTTGTTTAGTTTCTGTTTACCTTCTTGTAAAGATATTGGATTCATAAACGCACCATGTGTAGATGGATTAGAAACAAAGTCCCAACATACTAATTCAAAGTCTGGTTGAACTTCTAAAGTACCTTCATTAGTTTGAGTAACTGAACCTGTACCTCTGGATGAAATCCCTATTGTATGTCCTGCTTTTATAATCTCTTTTACAATGTTTCCGGCTGGTGTGTTTAGTAGTTCTACACGTCCCATAAGATCGTTTCCTTTCCACCATAACTCTTTTACTATATGAGAGGCGTTCTTTAAGGAGACAATGGGAGATTCAGGGTGATCAAGTTCTCCGAATGCATTACCATTCTTTACAAACTCTTCTATATACTTTGATGATTCTCTTTCTAATATAGCTTTACTATAAGTACGGCCATTTTGATTTTTTGCGATTGCTCTTTGCATTACGCCTTCCACTTCATATACTCCAGGTTTCTCTTTTGATTCCCTTAATATAGATTTAAATGGTGTTACTTCTATTAATAGTTGTGCCATAGTCTTACTTTTTAGTCTCTCTTAATGTTCCATTTAGAGGTGCTGAATAGACTGTCTGTTTTTCGTCTTCTCCTATATTAGGTACTCCTACATCATGTCTATCTAACTCTCTTTTAGATATAACTTTTACTTTAGGGGTATCTAGTCCTTTAGTAAATCCTGCTTTAGTAACAGGTCTTAAGTCTTTATTAAAAGCTGATTCTATAGCTGGAGCTAGAAATCCTCCAACTTTTAATCCTTCTTCATTTCTAATGTCTCCTAATGTATGGTAGACCTTCTGTATCTTTGTTCTTGTCTTGTCATAGTACGATTCTATATCTGTTACTACGTCTTGCAGTTGTATAATAGCTGCTTTCATTCCTTCAAAACCGCCGTATTGCTCAGCAAACCTTGCTAATTCATTTGTAGCTGCTTCGTTGATTGTTCCTTCTTCTAATACTTTAGAGATTATTGCTTTGATATTTTCTTTTACGATTTCATCTTTACCCATTGCTTTTTTAATAGCTTTGTCTTTAGCATGTTTATAATCGTCTCCATCAACATCTCCGTCTCCGTCAAGATCTTTACCCTTCTTTTCTTCAAGGTTCTCAACCATAAGTTGAGTCTCTAAATAACTAAGTACATCTTTTTTAGCAAACTCTATCATACCAGGCTCTGTCATTGGTCCCATTTTCCACTCTTCCCAGGCTTTAATTAACATATTAACACCTTTATCAAACATAGGTCCCATACTCTCTACATATCCTCCAGTTTCGTAGTCATTTTCTGTTACTACTTTTCCACCTTTAGTCTTCTTTCTTCTACCTTCTGCTATTTTACCGTATGTTTTAGATCTCCTACCTTCATTTGCACCATGCATAATATCAACACCTAAGTTATAATGCTCTCCTAAAGCATACATTACCTCTTCTGCTTCTTCTGCTTCTGTAGTATCGTTATTTTCTGCTCTATCTTGAATAAGAGAGATAAACTCCTGTAAGCTACCTACTCTTTCATTTACTACTACTTCTGCTTCTTCTAATTGTTTTCTACTTGGATCTGCTCCTTCGTTAAAACTAACTAAAGTTTTCTTAATAGCTTTTTTAAAGTTTCTTAAGTGATCTAATGCTTCTACTTTATCTTTTTCTTTTATAGAATCAATAGCGTATGATAAATGACTTCCTTCTGAGTGGTAATTAACATCTTCAAATGAATCAAATAATGATTGAAGTGTTTCAATAGGCGTATTAAGTCTAATTTTTAGTCCAAACTCTAACATACCTTCGTAATCAAACTCTTTTGAGAACATATCTCCAGGTTTAAAGTTCTTTACTACTTTATCTTCCTGTCCATATTTCTCTATATCTTTCATCTGTTGATCAGACATTGCTTCTTCTACTTCTACTTCTTCGTCGTAACTGTCTCTATTGATAGTTTCATACTCATTATAGTTAAACCAAATATCTTCAATATTTTCTGTATCTATTTCCCCTGAAAATATATCGTCTTTATGTGTTCTAATAAAATCTAATGCTTGATCTGTATTAATCTTATACCCTTTATCGTCACCTGTAATTGTTAGTGCATCAATGACTTTTCTCATAGCCATTTTTCTGTCGTGGTTTACTGTTCTTTTTCCATCTATACCTGGTTCAGTAGGTATTGGTTCTGCTTCTGAGATTTTCTCTTCTAAGTATGCGTTTGTAATATCTCTATAGTCAACTTCTTCTTCTTGTCCATCTTGATCAACTGCAAAAACTGTATCGTCATGCCACATAGCAGCATTATCATCATTATTAGAGTTTGGATTGTATATGATTAACTCTCTTCCATCACTTAATTGAATAAAGGCATCATCTGCATTTCCTAAAGCTTTTAAAAGAGTATCTTTAGTATAATTCTCTTTTAAGTCTGCTTTTTTAGTTCCGTTGAACGTATCTACCTCTTTACCTTTTTTAAACTCTACTGGTTTATCATGTTTATCAACTTTAGAAGATTCTCCTGCTAATAAATTAAGGTAGTGTAAACTATCTTTCTTCAAATTAACTAAAGCCTTATCCTTAGCCTTTGCTAAGTCTTCTTCAGATACTTTGTCTTGAGACATAAGTCCCATTGCTTCAAGTTCAAAATCCGTACCTCTACGAATTGCCTCGTCGGATAGGTTATAAACTTTTTCTTCTGCTTTTTTAGCATCAGAAATCATTCCCTTACTTTTAAGAATTGATACAGTATCTTCAAATCCGTTGAATTGAGATATTAAATTTGGCCATGCCATGCGAGCGTCTCTAACGAATTGTGTTTTGTTAAACGTTTCGTTTACTACTCCTCTATACTTTTCTGTTAACGTTTTCATCTAAATATTCAAACATTTTAGTGTTATGTGGTCTTTTATTTTTTAACTATCTTATAACCTAGTCTTTCAGCTTGTTTAGTAGCTCGGTTTTTCTTATTCCCTTTACTAAAAGCAAAAGGAGTCTGGTACCCTGCTACACCTGCTGTTGAACTTAGTTCTTCGATTACCTCTCTTACAGCTTTTAATACTACACTTCGTTTCATAGTTTACGCATTTCGTTAACTAAGTCGTAATATTGCATTAAATTTATAAGGTGGTTATCGCTAATTTTTTCAGTCTTCTTTAAAGTCTTAATACTCTTAAGTACTTCTTGTAGTTTAATCTGTACTACTTCATCTTTTATCTTAGATGCTAATTCATTTACTTCAGCTCTAATTTTTTCTACTTCTTCATTAACTAAAGTTCTTAACCTTGTTTTTGAATTTACTGATGTAATAAATTCTTTAAGAATATTTTTCTGTTCCGGTAAAAGAGTTTTATAGTTATTGTTGAACTTTTCAAGAAGTATTTTATATGTTAATAATCTTAAATCTTTATCATATTTTGAGTACTCCTCTATTAACGTATCTTTTACAGTATCTTTATCTACTTCGGAAGAAGTTAAATGCTCTAAGATTGTAAATTTATTATTTACTAAGAAATCTGGATTAACTAATGTATCGTTATTTTGAGCTTCTAATAGGCAGTATAATGCTGCTAGAGGTTTGTAATCTCTAACTGATATAGCAAAGAAATCTTCTATGTTGTAGTTTTCTTTAATTTCCGAGATTAGTTTATATTTTGATTCTCTTAAAGTTTTTTGGTTAAGTTTCCTTGAAATCTCTGTTATAGAGGAAATCACAGTTTCAGCTTTTGCTTCACTTAAGTTATTATTCTTTAAGATATATTCGTATAATTTTAACTCTTTTGCTATTACGGTATTTCCGCCAAAGTACTTCTTTAATATACCTACAGCTGCAGATTCGTTCTTTGAGAGCGTATCAGCTGCTATTTGTTTAACTAACAATTCGTAAATTAAACCAGTATTCTTAAACTTTGAATGTTTTATCTTCATAATATACGGTTACTATATATAAATATGGGTTAGTCCTCTAAATCTTTAAGTTGATTTTCATCTAATAGCTTAGAAGGGGTTTCTTTTGTGGATTCAAATATCATTTCCTTACTGTTTTCGAATGAATCTTTAATTTGATGATATATAGTTTGTGCTTTATTTGTATTTAATTCTGCAACATTTTCATTATCTGATTCGAAACCTCCATGCATTCCATGTACTCCTAATCTATCTCTTCCGCCCATAGGGTCTGCATTAGTTCCGTAAATTGATGCTTTTTCTTTCGGTCTTCCACCTTCAGGTCCTATTTCGTTATAACCTGGTGGTACTGATCCAGGTCCTCCGCCTTTTTCTGTTGATGTTGCTCTTCTACCGTACATAGAAGCTAAATCATGTGGTGTACCGTAAGATCTTCCTGATTTAGCAGGATCATTTCCTTCTGCTTCTACTTGTGCTATTCTAAATGCTCGTTTAGCATCCTCTCTTACAAGCTCTCTCATTTCATTATATTGATCCTCAGATAAATTAAATATGTGGTCATATATGTAATCAGTAGAGAACATTTTAGAGTCTTTCATTTGATTAGCTAAATCAATCTTCTCTTTAAGAAGTGCTACTTTTTCTTGTTCGTATACTACTGATGGGTTCGTTAACTTGATTTCAAAGTTTGTTAAGCTTTCTCCTGTAAATCCTTGAGTATATAAATGTACTAAGGCAATTTTTGTTAATTCAGATTCTACTATCTTTTGTATTCTTTCAACTGTTCTAGCAAATCTTATATCTTCTGCTGCTAAAGTAGCTTTACCACTTAAATCTCCTTCATATCCAAAATATGCTTTAGGTATCTTTAAAGCAGCAAACATTTTAGCCTGTAAGTACTGTATATCATTAGTACCATCGTAGTCTAATCCTTTAGTAGTTTCTATTCTAGTAGAAGCATCTCCTCCTCTTACCGGTACGTAGAAATCCTCCATCATGTTCTGCATGTTAAACTTCAAGTTATATTGTCCTGTTTTTGGATCAACATAAGGAGTTTTTTTCATTCCATTAACAGTCTTTTGCATAAACTGATCAACTTCTGCTGGAGGTATAGAACCAACATTAACAAAGAAAGTACGTTTTTCTGGAGCTCTCATTATACGGTGAATTAACATCGCATCTTCCATTAACGTAAGTTGTTTAAATATTTTTCTAGCTGGTTCAATAAAAGATCTACCGTAAGGTAAGTAAGCATGATCTGATATTAATCTAAAGTGTGCTACTTCGTAATTGTCTAAGACTACAGCTTTAGAATCTCTTTTTGGTATATATGTAGGGTCTTGAGAAGAAGCAAGCCCATCTGGGTCGATTGTAAATTGTACTTCTGCAGGTTTAGCTGGATCAGCTCCTTCGTGTCTACTCATATTATAAACCGTATAAGGTAGTACGTTATAGACTCCGAATTTTTCTGCTACTTCTAATTTTAAAAAGTAATCTCCATGCTTACACATTCCTCTAACCCATGACCATAAATTAAATTCAATATTTAATACATCATAAAAAAGGTTATATAATACTCTTTGTAAGTTTTCGTCTGAAGATTTAATTGAAAGTACTTCCCCCATATCGTTTTTAAGCGTAGCTTCATCTGCTAATATATCTAATGCTGAAGCTATTATAGGGTCTGTATCCATTGCTTCGTAATCAGAGTATAACTGTATACGAAGGGATTGGTAATTAAGGTTAGGATTAAATAGATTTTTGTTATTGTATATATGTAATCTTGAGAACCTATCCACTAAAGAATTAGTTTCAAAATTACCAGTTGTCTGTATTTTATTAATATCAGCTACCTTTAGTTCGGTTCCGCCGATGTTTCTAATTATTACATCTGATGAGAAGAGTCTCTGTAGTCTTGGAAATAATGATTTATCTGCCATTCAATGAATATTTTAATTCAGTATATATTATAAATAGCTCCTTTATAATAACCAAGATATATCTTCTTGTTCACCGAAGCCATTATCTATAAGATAAGGATTATTTTGTTGGGAACCAACTGATCTCATGATTCCTTTATTTTGAAGGTTTAAGTTTTGAAATGAGGATAACTGTGCTCTTGCTAAGTCCATTCCTTGTTGACGTAACCTTAAAGCAGTATCCCTTACGTATAGTGCCGTTGCGCATGCTATCAGTAAATCATCATTATATCCTACTTGTGCTTGAGGTTTACCGTTTTTCCATACAAATACTCTCATTTCACCTATTAACCTCTTTGATTGTATTGTAACTCCTCTTTCTCTAATATATTCAATCATCTTAGCTATTACTAATGGTCTGGTTCTAACTGACATTGTAAAACCTGGTACTAGTTTATCTCTTTCAAATTTAGTCATATAGGACTCTACTGTTTCCATTTGAGATGTAGAGCTGTAATATATGTTGCTATACTGTCGTTCCATTATCTGTTCTATAGTAGCCCATCCTATATTTGCATTTTCTACTACTAAAAGTGCTTGATTGTATTCTGTTGCAATACCTACTAATACGTTACCGTAATCTTTTGGGGATAGCTTACCTTTATACTCTCCTACCTGTGTTGCTGTTTCTACATCAAATATATGGAAGGCGGAATAATCAGCTGAGTCTCCTCTAGCTACATCGGCTACAACCATATATGATTTTGTATAATCAACTCCTTCCCATATCCAAAGGTTAGTATCTACTCCTCTTTTTTCAAGAGGTTCTTTAAGGTATGTTTGTTCGTAAAACATCATATCATCTGGTTCGAATACTGTATCTCCAGATGCTAAGAAGTCACAATCACATTCCTGTCCTGCCATTCTAGGACCTAAGTCTCTATCTTGTTGGTCTCTCCATTCTTGATCTCTCTCAGGGTGAACTGTCCAAGGTAACCTTATAGGTAGAAATGAATTTTCTCCTGATTCAGCTTTATCCCAAGTTTTGTGGAACCAGTTTCCAATTCCGTTAGGAGTTGATAGTGCCATACACTGTCCACCAGTTGCTAAGGTTTGTTGTGCAGCTGTAAACGTTTCTTCAATGTTATCAATAAAGGCGGCCTCATCAATAAGTAATAAGGATACTGCTTCGGATCTTGCTGCGTCCGCATTAGATGATTTAGCTGTAATTTTTGATCCATTCTTTAATCTTAAGGATAATTTATTTTTTTCTAGTGCTGGTAGTTTTAACCATTTTGGAAGCTGGTCGTACATAAACATAGTTTTAGAAACTAAGTTACGTGCAGTTGCTTGAGTTGTTGCTAAAGCTAGTACGTTCTTATCTTTATGAAACAACATTAACCATAATGAGTAACCTGCAGCTAGAGTTGATATACCTAGCTGTCTAGATTTTAAAGTAATAAGAAATTGATTATCTCTAAATAAATGTAATACTTTACCTTGAAAAGGGTAAAGGTTAAATAGTATTCGACCTCTAGTAGGATGCTGTATGTAACAGTATTTCCTCATGAAGTACTCTGGATCTTTAGCACACTTGATGTACTCTTGTGCTATGATCTTTTTTATGTCTTTTGCCATAACTACTTTGCTTTGTAATCACACATTATATGTGATGGGTACAATTTGCCTTGTTTATTTCTGATATTGATTTTAAACCTATACTTCTCAGATTCAAAAACAATGTCTATTCTTTTACCAATACCTGTTTTACCGCCGTATTGTATCTCTATACCGGATATAGGTTCTGATGCTTGTTTATTATATTCATCACCAACGAAGAAAAATTCAGTCTTCTTACCTCCTTTTAACATGAAGTACCCTGTACCTATACCGCTTTCAACTAAATTAAATAGTTTTTCTTTATCGTAATCATTAGTGGCTTTGTGGTATTCTGTAAAGTTGGTACCTGTCTTATCTTCTCTATACTCGTTAAAAACTCTACAGAATAATTCATTATCAATTCCAAAGGTCTCTAGTAATGCCACTCCGTCTGGTGTATCTATTTTACCGTCTAGAAAATCATCTTTTGGGAAAACATTGACTGCTACTCCTGCATTAAAAAATGTTAAAGTCCCACCGTACTTCAAAGAAAGGTATATTCTCTCTGCCCCTTTAATTATAGTTAAATCTGTTAACGTAGCAGCTATATTCTCTCCTGTAAAACCTACTATTGGGCCTTTATCTGTAAAGTTTAAAGGTCTTCTTTTATTCTCACCGCCTTCATTTTTAACATTAAAGTTAGTAGTGTTTAATGAAAATTCTTCTATAATAGATTTAGTTAGTTCTGAATGTATATATTCTTCTATACCATCTTTGAAGTTATTTAAATCTTGAGCAATTTCTTCTTCAAATTTTAATCCTTTACTATTTGCTCCTCTACCTCCTCTTGAACCTTCTCCAAAACTTATAGAAAGACCATTCCATTTAATGAATTCATTAACGTCTTCTATTTCAATACCTAACCCTTTTTCTAAGTGTGTTATAAACTCTCTATTGGTTTTTAAACTCCTTGTTATTTTAGGGCTATTTTTCTTATTAGGATCTAATGCTATTGGATCATCTATTTTTAATCCAGGGAATGCTTTTACTATTTTAAAAAGCTCTTGTATTTTAGGGTTACTAATTTGATCTGGTGAGGTTGGGAATTCTGTATAAGCTTCGTTAAGATTGAAACCGAACATTGATTCAAACAAAGCCATATCCTCTTGATTGTTAATGTCAGGATATCCTTTTTTGGTCTTATAGGACCATTCTAATAAAACTTTATCTATAAGATTCATATTTGGTTATGCTTCTGGTTCTTCTGCTGGTTCTTCAAAGTCAACTGGTTCGTCTGTTAGATCAGCTCCTCCACCTTCTTCTCCGGATTCTTCTCCTCCTAAATCTGCAGGTAGGTCTCCATCATCTCCTCCTGTGGCTCCACCCTCTTCTCCGGGGAAGTCTCCGCCTCCGCCTCCTGATGAACCGCTATCTACGTCTGCTGCATCTCCATCACCAGCTCCTTTCATAGGACCTTCTTTGTATAGGATTGCCAACTTATCTAAGGCTTGTTGATAGTCATCTATCTTATCTATATAGTACCTTTTACCCATTATTTGTGCTTCAAAGCCTGTTCCTGTCCATTTGAGAATATAGTCTTGTCCGTTTTTAATGTTAACTCTAAACTCTGTAGGTCTGGGAGATATCCAGTCTATGCTATCTATAAATTCTTTAAATTCTTCTGTCTGAAGTTTGATTAAAGTTGCTTTAAGTGTTGGGAATTTTGCTAGTATAGTATCTGTAGCGTCTTCTAAAACAGTTTCTTTAGGAGCTTCCTTATCACCTTCTTCTTCGGGTTTAGGTTCTTCGTCTACCTCATCTAATAGAGACTCTTTAACTATATCTAATTTATCAAAAACTCCTTTTTTGCCTTTTACAGTAAAAAAATCTTGTTTATGACTATCTGTAAATTCAGACTCTATTTCATGTTCTTCTCCTTTACCGTTTTTGTCTCTTAGTTTAACTAAATCTCCAACTGCTTCTTCCATACTACGTCTCATTTTCATGAGTTCATATTGATCAGGTCTTTCGTTTCTAAGGTAACTTTGAAGTTTTCTAAAATTAGTTTTAATTAGTTCGAATAATTCTCTAGCTCTTTTATCAGTCCTAACGTCTTGATTGTTCATTAGTCCTTTTATATCTCCTACTATATCAGAAAAGTTTGTATATAAACCTTCAAAGGAAGGTAAAGAGATAGGTTTATGTCCTATCTGTCCTGTATTTTTATCTACTGAATAGGTTTTAAAGTATGTTTTCATATCAGAAGATACAAAATCTTTATCAGGCCACTTAGAAACACCGTACCTTTTTTCAATACTAGCTCTAAAAGACTTTGGTAGTTCTTCTAAGCCTAAAGTACCTCTAGTTTCCTCTTCTTCTTTCAGGATTAGTTCTGCGTAAGATTCTAATATAAGTTTTTCTAATTTATGCATAGCTTACTTCTTTTTCTTTTTGTACCCTTTATGCCAGTGTTCGTTAGTAGTTTTAATATCTAATTCACTAACAGGAATATCTTCTACTGTTTTTCCGTTTTCAAATAAAACATCATAATGAGTTACTACGTATTTTTTTCCTTCTTTAACTAAGGTATGTTTTTCTGGAATACAGTTTCCTTTACCGTATGTTTCATGTACTACTTTAGCAGCACAATCGTGAGCAAATCCAGGACCTGATTCATCTAAATCAGCATCTAATTCAAACTTCTTAAATCTATCTACGTCGTTGATATTTTTAATATGAACTCTTTTGCCGTCTTTATCTAAACCGTATACTTTAGAACCATCATTTCCAGTTTTCTTAAGTTCTGCTTTAGCTCTACGTTTAGATACTGAGGAAGACATTCCTAAATCTTGTCTAGTAGCTTCACTAACTCTTTTACCTAGTCCCGGTAAGTTTCTTAAGTCTTGTACGTACTCATCTGTTTTAACTAGAATAGTACCTAATACTTCTTTTTCTTCTTTATCACGTCTATCTGCTGCTTTCTTAGTAATCTTAAATAATGTAATTTTAGATACTGCAGGATTAAAGTCTGGGTCTCTATCTTTAAAGTTACTGTTGTAGTATTGTGTTTGATGCATTCTATAGTCTTCACCTTCATGCTCTAATTCATGGTATTGAACGTGAACAAACATTGGTGCATACTGTTTCATTCTAGCTTTGATGCCACTCGCATCATGTTTCTTTAAAGCTTCAATTGCATCGTTTTCACTTGCTACACCTTTAGGAAGTAAGTCGGCAAATATCTGCTTACCAAACATATCAGGCCCTCTTTTATTAGCATCGTCGATTAGTTCTGAACCTTTAAATGAATTATCCGTAAATTCTTTTAATGTTTTTTTAGATTCAGCTAAAATAGATTTGAATACGTCAATAGAAACTTTTCTTTTCTTTCCTTTATGTTCATACTCTACAAAATCCTTTGAGCCTGGTTTTTTAATATAGTCGGTTATTTTTACATCTACAGGTACTTTTTGATTCTTAACTACATTGTATTTTTTTATAGCTACTACTTTACCAATCTTCATTGATAAGTCTTCATTTACTCCATCAAAATCTCTCTGTTTTAAAGCTGCCATAATAGCATAAACAGCATCTTGCTCTTCATAGCCGTACCTCTTAGCCATTGCTTTAATGAATTGAGCTACTTTTTTAGATACTTCTGGGTTAAGGCTTTCATTAGTAGATTCGTTATACTCATCGTCATCATCATCGCCGTAATAGAATCCTAAGTTTTCTTGCTCTTCTTTTGAGTACTCATTAGATATCTTTTGTCTGAATTCTGAAATGCTTCCGATCCATTCCATTAAAGCTTCTACAGCTCCAGGATTATCTTCTATAAATTCATCAAAACCTTGTCTGTATCCTAATGCTCCAAATATTTCATCTAAGTCTCTAGAAGCGGATCCTCCGTATTCTTTAACTACTTTTTCTGTTTCTTCTAACTCATTATTTAAATAGTCATCTTCTTCTCGTCTGTAATCTTCATAATCTGTTTGATCACTACCTTTTGCTCCATCTAGTAAATCTCCTAGCTTAGCATCATTTTCCATTTCTGGGTTATGTAAAGTAACAGCATTAGGGTGAGTGTCTCCTCTACCTACATGTAATTCATAATCTTCTTCTGAGTAGTTAGCTTTTAAATAATCAACTACGTACTGTATTTCATCTAAGTCAAAT